CCGGTTCGTGCGCCTGACCGGCGCTTCCGGCTCCTGATAGGGGAGGGGGCGAACCGGTGGCGTATGCGACCGTCGATGACGTACAGGCGCGGATGGGGCGCCCCCTCACCGCGGAGGAGCGCCAGCTCGCTACCACGCTGCTCGATGACGTGGAGGCGATGCTCAAGGCCCGCATCCCCGACCTGGACGAGCGGGTGGCCGCCGACCCGAACTACCGCACCCTGGTGGTGATGGTCGAGTCGAATGCGGTCACCCGGGTCCTGAAAAACCCCGAGGGGTACCGGCAGGAGACCGAAGGCAACTACAGCTACAGCCTCAACGTGGCTGCGGCTGCCGGATACCTGCTGATCCTGGACTCCGAGTGGGCGCTTCTAGGGGCAGCGCGCGGGGCGTGGACCATCACCCCGGTGGTCCGGTCCCGGCGCTGCCACCCGGACCCGTGGGAGCCGGGGAGGTGCTGGCCATGAGTCTGCTCGATCGAGGCGAACAGGTCCTGGACATCTACCCTGAGACCACCACCACCGACGACCTCGGCAACGTGGTCGTCGCCCCAGCCCCGGAGCCTGTGCGGATCACCGCATCGGTGCAGCCGGTCACCTCTGATGAGCTGTCGGCTGTCGGCCAGGACCTGCTCACCACCTACCGGCTCATCGCCCGCACAGCCCCCGTGGGGGCGTGGGCGCGTATCCGGTGGGTGTCGGACGGCGGCACCTGGTGGGACGTGATCGGCCGGCCCCGCAAGTACGGGATGTCCCCGCGCACAGCGCACATCGACGCGATCCTGCGAGAGCGCAAGGACGAGCCGACCCCGGGTGATGCCCCGGTGGTACTGGGGGGTGGCTGATGGCCACCGTCTACCGCAACATCGAACGCATCGCCGCCCGGCAGGCCCACCCCGGGACGATCGCGCACGCCGAACGCCTGGAGGCCATCGCCTCCCAGGTGCTCGCCGCCCGCCGCGAGGAGGGCAACTCCTACGTGGAAACCACCCGCGGTCGGCGTGCTGACGCGTTCGTTGAGCTCGTCGACCCGGGCGGCAACGCGCTCGCCATCGAGTTCGGCCGGTCGGCGCGCGCTGAGCACGGCGCGACCCAGGGCGTGTACGCGCTGCACGCCGCCATGGGGGCACGCGGTGGCTAGGCTCCCACGCACCGACGCCCTGCTGCTCGCCGTGGTGCGCGCCGCCGTCCCCCCAGGTGTGACGGTGGGGTCTCGCATCCCCGACCGGATGGCACTGCCGTTCGCCATGGTCCGCCGCTCCGGCGGCAGCTCTATCCACCCGGAGTTCCTCGATCAGGCGGTCGTCGACGCCCAGGTGTGGGCCGCCGACGACACGACCGCGGAGGCGTTGGCGCAAACAATCCGGGATGCCCTCTACCGGGCGTCCCGGTACCCGCAGTTCGTACTGCCCGGGGTGGGGTCCGTTGCCTACTTCGGCGAGGCGTCGGCACCCACGGCCATCCCGTCCGACACCGAGGACCACGGCTCCTACCGGTACCAGGCCACGTACACGATCCACACACGCCCCTAGGGCGCACAGGTCCGCACCTGATTCTGTCCGCATCTGTGCCCGAGGAGGCATCATGCTCGACGACTCCGCTGTCGTCATCCCCGGCGAGGGGCACCTGTACCTGGACCTGACCGGTACGGCGACCCGACCCGCGGACCCGTTCAACCCCGGCTCGGGTTTCGAGGAGGTCGGCCACACCTCCCGAGAGACCCCGCTGACCATCGGCCAGGAGGGCGGGGAGCGCACCACGCACGGCAGCTGGCAGAACGCCGCCCTGCGCGAGTCCATCAGCCCGGTCACCCACCAGTTCCAGTTCAGTCTGCTCCAGTGGGACGAGCTCGCCTACCAGCTGTACTACGGGTCCGGCGGATCCATGGACGGCGACTACTACGGAGTCGCCAAGGGCACCCCCGTCCCCACCGAGGGCTCCATGTACATCCGTGTCGACGACGGAGCCGAATTCGCGGACTTCTGGTTGCCGCGGGTGTCGATCCTGCGGTCCGACAACGTCGAACTCGACCCCGAGAACCTCAGCGGTTTCCCGGTGCAGGCGACCGTGCTCGGCAGCAGCGACCTGGACTACATGTTCCAGGCCGGCGTGAAGCGCGCCGCCGGGTCCTGACCAAGCCCCCGGCGCGTGGGACGCGGACCCCCGCGCGCCGGGCCCCACCTTCCGGTCCGCACCCGACCCGAACGACCACATGGAGGTCCGCCCATGTCCACCATCGACCTGACCAGCTTTCAGTCCCCGTCGTCGCAGACCGTGGTGAAGATGCCCGACGGCGACGAGATCGTCCTGCGCCCCCTGATGGGGCTGGGCTCAGAGCACGACCAGATGCTCATGGACACCATCACGGCCATCGGTGACCTCAAGATCGACGACGACGGCGAGGACGGGGCGGCGAAGATCCCGCTGGGCAAGCTCGGCGAGATCATGCCGCTGGTCGGCCGCCTGCTGGCCGCAGCCGCCCCCGACAAGAAGTCCGCCGCCCGCCTGGACCGGCTGCCGATGATGGCCCGGTTCCAGGTGCTCATGGGCTACATCGAGGACCAGGACCTGGGGGGTCTGTCGCCCTCCGAGGTCTGATCCGCGACCACGGAGGGCCGCTGTACGCGGACCTGCTGCGTGAGTACCGGGTGGACCTGGCCGAGGTGTGCCAGGGCCGCGGACCGTCCCCCTCCCTGGTGCTCACGCTGATCGAGCACCTATCGCCGGATTCGGCGTTCCGGGCAACCGCGATGGCGACCGCCCGGGGCTCCGACCCGGGGGAGTGGCGGCTGTGGCAGTCGCGGCTCCAGGCCAATCTTCTGTCCGCGGAGCAGATCGACTACATCCGCGAGGGCACCCGGGCGCACGTCGGCAAAAAGTACAAGCTCACACCGCACGATCGGCCGGGAGCGAAGCGTAAGCCCCGGGTGGTGACGGTCTCGGACATCCGCCGGGCGCGCGAAGCGTCATGAATTTGTCGCTGAGGGGGTGCGCCCCTTGGCTGGTCCTGGTGGGCCTACAGTCGGCCGCGTCAACATCCGCGTCGCACCGGACACGTCCCGTTTCCGGCGTGAGCTGGGGCAGGCGCTGGAGACGCTGGAGCGCACCCTCGCCGTCAACATCCCCACGAGGATCGACACCCGACGTGTCGCCCGTGACGCCGCCCGCGTGAAGGCGGACGTCGAGAGGCAGTTGGGCAGCGTCCGGGTCGGGGTGGACGTCAACACCACCGGTGTCGAGGCGCAGCTTGGTCGTGCGACCCGCGATCGGGACGTGGACATCGAGCCCCGGGTGGATGCCGCGGCGCTGGCCCGGGTGCAGCGCACACTGGACGGCCTGGCCCGCTCCTCCGGCCGTTTGGTCGGTGGGTCTGCTGCGCTCGGTGCGGGCGCGGGCGGCCTGTCCGCTCTGGCGGCTGGAGCTGCTGCTGCTGTGGTGCCACTGGTGCAACTCGGTGCCGCACTGGCGCCGGCGGTGGGCATTCTGGCCACCCTCCCGGCGGCGGCCGGTACCGCCGCGGCCGCGTTGGGGCCGCTGGCATTGGCGCTGTCCGGTGTGGGTGAGGCGCTTGGCGCTGCCGTCACGGGCGACACGGAGGCGTTGGCGGAGGCTCTGGAGGGCCTGGCCCCGGCCGCGCAGAACACCGTGCGCGCGGTAGCGGAGATGGCGCCTTCATTCGCTCGGCTGCGCGAGACGGTGCAGGACGGCTTCTTTGAGCCGCTGGTGGAGCCCGTTCGGGAGCTCGGCAACCGGCTGCTGCCGGTCCTAGGCCAGGGTATGGCCACGGTGGCGCGCAGTCTCGGTGAGGCCTCTGCGGAGCTGGTCACGTTCGCCGCCCGGTCGGACAACATCCAGGGCCTCCGCCAGCTGTTCGACTCCACCGCCCGCAGCGTCGAAAACGCTTCCGGTGTGCTGCCCGGACTGCTCGTCGGCCTGCGCGAGCTGGGCCTCGTGGGGCTCCCGTTCATCGAGCGGGCCGCCACCGCCGCGTCGGAGGCCGCGGTCTCGTTCGGGCAGTGGGCGACCGAGGCTGCCCGGTCGGGCGAGGCCACCCAGTGGATCGAGGACGCCCTCGACGTACTTTCACAGCTTGGCGACATTGCCGGAAACGTGGGCGGGATCCTCGGTTCGGTGTTCTCCGCCGCTGGCGACGGCGGAATCCTGGCCACGCTGGAACGCCTCACGGGAGAACTCGACGACTTCTTCGCATCGGCGGAAGGCGCCGAAGCCCTTGAGGGGGTCTTTGAAGGGCTCGCCTCCGTCGGGTCGGCTCTGTCTCCAGTGCTCACCTCCCTGGCGTCCGGCATCGGCACCATCGCACCGATGGTCGGGCGGCTGGCGGAGGGCCTGGGGCCGGTGCTCACCAGCGCCATTAACGGACTCGCGCCCGCCTTGACGCGCCTGGAGCCAGGCCTGATGGCCATCCTGGA